CTGAAGGGTGAAGACGATGTTTATATGGACACACCCGAACTCAAGATTACCGGTCTTGAGATGGTGAAGTCATCCACTCCCGCCATCGTGCGTAAGCGACTCAAGGAGGCCATGGAGATCGTCATGCTGAAGGATGAGAGTAACCTCCGTAGGTTCGTTCAGGACTTCCATGCTGAGTTTATACGGCTTCCTGCCGACAAGGTAGCCTTCCCCCGTGGATGCAATGGGCTTGACACCTACGGGGACTACAGCAGCATATACAAGAAGGCGACACCAATTGCCCCCAAGGGTGCGCTGATATACAATCATTGGATTCGAATGAAGAAACTTGGTAAGAAGTATCCTATGATCCGTGAGGGCGAGAAGATTAAGTATCTTTACCTTCGAATGCCTAATCCTATCAACGAAAAAGTAATTTCATTCGTAACTTCTTTGCCCGAGGAACTATCCTTAGATAAGCACATCGACTACGAAATGCAGTTTGAGAAATCTTTTGTTCAACCTCTGACTGCAATCGTTGAGATAATTGGTTGGAAACTTGAAGAAACATCATCATTAGAGGATCTATTTGTATGACAAACGAAATCAATCATGCACAGTCGCTCATGAATCTTATTACTATTCTGGTCATTTTAGGTGGACTTGGTATTCTTTGGTCTAGTTTCTTAGAATGGTTGTATGTTGAAAAACCAAACAAGAATACTAAAAACACCAGAAAGCGATCAGTTGCCAAAAAGAAGAGGCAAGATAAGTTCGCTAAATAGTTTCATGGATCGTTTCGGGACTTTCACATCTCATAAGGTAAAACTACCACATGCTCATCTGTGTTTTGATGATCATTGTATATCTAATTGGCATTACAATGCTAGAGACATTCTCAGAAAACATGATGCTAAAGCCGTATTTTACATCGATTCATTCGATCAATTGAGTAATTCAGACATTGATTTGATTTTTGAATTAAAGAAAGATGGTCATGTTATAGGGTGTCATGGGGTTTCTCATAAGGATGCCCTAGAGTACGGTGAAACGGATAATTACATAGATGAAGAGGTAATTCCTGCTATGGAGTCAATGGCAGCGGTTGGACTTCCGCCAACACATTTCGCTTTCCCCTATTCAAGTTTCAATTCTTCTCTTTATGATGCAGTATCTGATATGTTCTGTTATATCAGGCTTAGACCAGGACAAAACACTCTATACAATGATAGATTTTTATTGATGCGACATGCTGATATGCTACGGGAAAGAGAAGGCGGAAGAAATAGCGAGACCTACGAACACAGAATTCGTCGTGGAGATATGGTCAATGTTATTGATGAAATCGACACCAAATTGAAGATGGGTCTAGGCATAAACTTAGTTTTCCATGATGTTCACCCACAGTCGCAGAAAAATAATGGAACACATGCAGATAAATTGGGATTTGTCACAAAGGAAGAACTAGATACCGTGCTGTCTGCCGTTAAGATGGCAGGTGCTTCATTTGAGACATTTGAATGTTCAACTAATTGATTGACACACTAACTTATAGGGGATATAATCCCCAAATCACTTTGTAATGGAGATAATATGAACTTTCTGAAGAGTCTTGTTAAGAGCAGTGGAAACGAACATGCAACTATTGCAATCGACGGAACCGAGGCCGATGTTTCGGGATTTGTTGACACCGGATCCTATGCGTTCAACGCATTAGTATCAGGTACGCTTACGGGCGGAATTGCTAACAATAAGATCATCGGGATTGCGGGTGAATCTGCTACAGGGAAAACATACTTTGCTCTTGGTATTGCAGGACAGTTTTTGAAGGACAATCCTGAAGGGGCTGTGCTTTACTTTGACAGCGAACAGGCAGTCACACGGGAAATGATCAAGTCCCGTGGTCTTGATCCAACCAAGGTTGCCGTATTTCCTGTGGCTACTGTTGAGAACTTCAGATTCCAACTGATTCAGATCCTTGACAATTACGGTAAGTTGAACAAGAGTGAGCAGAAGCCAATCATGGTTGTTCTCGACTCCCTTGGAATGCTTTCGACATCCAAGGAAATGAATGACACAGCGGAAGGCAAGGAGACCCGTGATATGACTCGTAGTCAAGTCATCAAGGGAACTTTCCGTACTGTGACCCTTAAGTTAGGAAAGTACAACATTCCTTTAATCGTTACTAACCACACTTATGATGTTGTGGGGGCGTATGTACCGACCAAGGAGATGGGTGGAGGTAGTGGTCTAAAGTATGCTGCCTCAACTATTGTTTATCTGACGAAGAAGAAGCACAAGGTCGATGATGAGATTGTTGGCAACATCATTCATTGTAAAACCTACAAGAGCCGTCTGACAAAGGAGAATCGTCAGGTGGATGTTCTGCTCAACTACGACACGGGTTTAGACCGATACTATGGTCTTGTTGAACTGGGGCTGTCTCAGGGATTATTCACCAAGGTCTCCAACAAGATTCAATTTCCAAACGGTGTTGCTGCATTCGAAAGTCATATCAACAAGAATCCCGAGAAGTACTTTACTGATGATATCATTAAGGCTCTTGATGATGCTGCTGCGAAGGAATTCAAGTATGGTGGTAATGGAGAAGAAACGGAGGAAACTGAATGAGATTATTGATAAAAATGCCCACAAGAGGGAGACCGAATAAATTTGTTTCAGTTTTAGATCGATATATTAACTTTTGTTCAGGAATGAGAGATGTGCATTTCCTTATTTCTATGGATCATGATGATCCACTTATGAACAATGACAACATGATCTCTCATCTAATGCGAATGAGAAGCAGGATGGAAAATAGATTGCATTTCTCATATGGAGCATCTAAAACTAAAATTGAAGCATGTAACGCAGATTTGAACATGGTACAAAAAATCAAACCTAATGTTATTGTTCTCGCATCTGATGATATGATTCCAGTAGTTTCTGGTTATGATGATATCATCTGCAAAAATATGGCCGAAAACTTTCCTGATACAGATGGAGTTCTTCACTATGACGATGGATTTAGTGGCAAAGATCGATTGATCACACTCAGCATACTCGGAACAAAATATTTCAATAGATTTAATTACTTATACAATCCTGAGTACAAGAGTGTTTTTGCTGATGATGAATTCACGCAAGTTGCTCGTATGCTGAATAAAGTTGTTTATATTGATCGTTGCATAATTCAACATCAATGGGTTGGAATCCCCTATGCTATGGCTTCCCGTGGAGAGATTCCAACTCAAGAGGTTTCCCGTGACTCTTTGCATGAAAGAAATGAATCACAGGAAATGTATGACCATGATCGTAATGTTTATGAAAAACACAAAGAGAATAACTTTGGTATCTCATTAGAAGAGGGAGCGAAAAATGCCTTGGCGACCAACTCATAAATTGTCGATTCTTATTCCAAGCCTGAATGAGCGAAAGAACAAACTAATTCAACTCATGGATGACCTTGATAGGCAGATTGGTAAAAAGTCTGTTCAAGTTTTATATGCATCTGATGATAGATCGATGTCTATTGGACAGAAGCGAAATATGCTTCTGACTCAATCTACAGGTGAATATGTTGCTTTTGTAGACGATGACGATACAGTTAGTATTGACTACATAGACAAAGTCTTAAATGCTATTGTTAAGAATCCTGATTGCTCATCTCTGACTGGACAAGTAGTATTTTCTGATGGCTATTCAAGACCCTTTGTTCATTCGCTAAGGTACGATAGGTGGATTGATGATCACGAATCAAAGATATACTATAGACCACCCAACCACTTAAACGCAGTAAAGAGATCGATAGCAGCAGCAGTTGGATTTCCACAAATTAATAGTGGTGAAGATCGTGTATTCAGTATGGGGATTCGTCCGCAGTTAAAGACTGAGGAATGGATCGAAGGAATAATCTACAACTACATCTGTAGAAAGACCTTTGAAGAAACACACCACAATCAAGTACAAAGATAATTCGTGAATAATCGACGGAAAACTATTCTGTTTTACAATGAACTTCATAACGGTGACATACACATGTCCCGACCGTATGTCGTTGATTTAATGAGTATTCTTGGAGACAATGATTACTACTATTTACATAAGAATAATTCTAGGCTATTGGCTGATATAAAGGGACTGAAAACTATTTCTTCCGAAGAAGAACTTCCAAAATGTGATTTAAAAATATCAACATGGATTGGACAGTTTTCATGGAATAGTAATGGTGAAATGATAGCACCATTTTATGGATGTAATTTTACTAACTACTATTCCGTGATGACCAAAGTATATCAATCGATAGGGGTACTAAAACAAATGAAACCGATTGATTTTTACTGCCCCCAAATAGATTACAATCAATTCAAAATCGAAGGAATTGATAATTATTTCTCAAATAAAAAGCGAAAGCATGTATTGATATGCAATAACCATGTAAATTCAGGACAAGCATATGGATCCATGACACAATTAATCCAACACCTGTCTAATAAATTTTCCGACTATATCTTCGTTGTTTCGAACAAGTTATCTGATGAAGATAAAATTAGTTCAGAAAATGTAGTCTATGCTTCGGACATAATAAATGATCCAACAATTTTATTTGATATGAATGAGGTTTCTTACATAGCAAAAAATTGTGATGTGATCATAGGAAGATCATCAGGTCCATACACTTTTAGTATCACAAAAGATACAATCAGTAGCAAGGTTTTTGTTTGTTTCTGCAATTCGGTGCAAGACAGTTGGCCGACAGATAGAACAATTTGGAGTAACAATTATAATAACATGAATGAAATTTGTGAACAAGTCTTACAAGTTTTGTAAAAATCAAATGAAAAATCAAATGAAAACTTGTCTACTAATTTCGGGTCTCCCAAGAAACATTTATGCTGGTTTCAATAACATAAATCAATGTTTGATTGAACCCAACAACGCTGATGTATTCATTCACTCTTGGCTAAATGAAAGTGAAGAGAAACAAAAGTCTAGATTCATATTGGAAAATTTTAAGCCAAAACGATGGTTGTTTGAGACTCAGAAAAAGTTTGTTGACAGCCATATGGAACTTAGTAGAATGATGGCTTCTCACGGAAGGGGATATGAGAGAAACAATTTTGTCACAATGGTGTATAGTTCTTGGTACAGCATATTGCAGGCCAATCTATTAAAAGAACAATATCGCCTTGAAAATGATATAGAGTATGATTATGTGATTAGAGCAAGATTCGATATCGCTTACAACAAGCCAGTAATCTGTTCATCTTATCACAAAGACACACTCAACATATCTAACAGAAATCTTGTTCCAAATAAAGGTCCACTTCCACCTGAGATGGTCGATGATAGGTTTGCATTTGCTTCGAATTCCATCATGAATGTTTATTGTAATGGATTCAGTATGATTGACTATCTTCATAATATGAGAAACAAAAAAGATGGTATATTTTGTGGTGAGACTATTGTGTATGAAATGAGTAAGATGTTTGACTTCAGCATAAATACGCTCGACAACCTGATAGCGTATCATATCTAAATTGGGAATTTATCATGAAAGAACTATTTACTTTGGGCGATTTGTATGTGTCTGACTTTATCCAAGATGGGAATATGCCCCGTGGAGGTAAGGTCGAAATGAAAATGATGTTAGATGAAAACAGTGGACTGGTTCGTTTAGATACTACTGCTCCACTTGATACTATGTATGGGAAATACTGGTATCGCTCAGGTATAAATCAAACTATGCGTACAGAACTTCAACACATCGTTGAATCTATTCTAGATGTAGTTAATTTCAAAGAGAATGATCTTTGGATCGATATTGCTTGCAACGATGGTACTTTATTGAGTTATGTTCCCAACCAAATGATTCGTGTTGGTATTGATCCTGTGGATGATTCTTTCAAGAATGAGTCCGAAAAGCATTCAAACTTGATCATACAAGACTACTTCACGGCGAAAAAGTTTAAATCTTCCAAGTTTGGGTTCATGAAAGCGAAGGTAATCACTACAATCGCTATGTTCTACGACTTAGAGAATCCGGAGGAATTTATTCGTGATGTGAATGATGTTCTAGATGATGACGGTCTTTGGGTTCTACAGTTGTCTTATACCCCATTGATGTTGAAGCAATTGGCCTTCGACAACATCTGCCATGAACACATCTACTATTACTCACTTTTTAATTTGAAGAGTATGTTCGATAGGTGTGGGTTTGATATTGTAGATGTTCAACTCAACGATACGAATGGAGGATCTTTTCGTGTCTACGCCATGAAGAAAACATCAGACAAGACTAAGTTTGGGACTCAGCCATATCGTGATGTCTGTAGTTTCAGAGTTCACTCTTTACTGGAGTATGAAAAGACTTTGGAACTAAACAGTAAAAAAACATGGGATGAATTTTTTTCCCGTATTGTAGACCTTAAACAGAAAACCACCGATTTTATCAAGCAAGAGAAGGCCAAAGGTAAACGAATATGGGGATATGGAGCATCAACTAAGGGTAATACTTTACTGCAATACTTTGGACTTGATCACACAATGATCGATGGTATAGCAGAAAGAAGCATCTACAAATTTGGTCTTAAAACCGTAGGGACTAACATACCCATATACTCTGAAGATGAGATGAGAAAGCAAAAACCGGATTATCTGCTGGTTCTTCCTTGGCACTTCATTAATGAGTTTATGGTTCGTGAAAGTGATTACATAAAAGGTGGCGGTAAGTTTATTGTACCGTGTCCTGAATTCAAAATCATGGGAGCGTAATATGGCAGATACGATTGGAAATCTAATTGACAAATTAACTGTGGTAAACATTCGGATTTGGATGGCTGAAGACATAAAAAGAAACAGCGATTCCACAGACAATGACATCGCCAATGCTTGCAAAATTACTAATATTGCTAATTCTCAAAGAAATGATCTTATTCAAGAAATAGATGAAAGAGTAAATCACATGATTAAGACTGGTGAAATTCAAAAGTTGTATTCGCAGGGATCAACTAAAATGTATGGGAGAAAATAATGGGGAAAACCTTAATCACTGGTGGGTCTGGCCTTCTCGGATCAAACTTAAACATATCGAATTCAATAAAGCCTAGTAGTAAAGAGGTAAACTTACTCGACTACGACTCTCTTTGTAATTTTATCGAGAGAGAAGAAATAGACAGAATAATTCATTGTGCAGCAATTGTTGGTGGTGTACATGCTAATACAAAATGGGTCTACGAGTTCTTTGACAAGAACTTAGTGATGAATCTGAACATACTACGAGCATGCAAAGAGTACAGCATTAACAACTCTATCTTTGTACTTTCAACATGTATTCTTCCTGCTGATGGACCATTCCCATTAAGTGAAAATATCCTTCATCGTGGAGAGCCACACTTCACCAACTACGGATATGCATATGCAAAAAGAATGATCGAAGTTGGTGCTAGATGCCTAAAAGATGAATATGGAATATCATCTACATGTGTTGCTCCTTGTAATTTTTATGGACCGAATGACAATCACGATTTAGTTGGGGGTCATGTTATTCCTAGTCTAATCCACAAGTGTTATTTGGCTATGAAAAATGGGGACGATCTTAAGATATGGGGAACAGGATTACCTGAAAGAGAGTTCATCTATGTTGGAGATCTTGCTAGAGTTATACAAACTATTCACGACGATCAACGAAAAGACCCGTCTAAGCAATACCCACAAACAATGATTATATCTCCAGGTAGGTCATATTCTATTAGAGAATTAGTTGACGAGATTGTTCAGACTATGAATTATAATGGAAAAATTGTATTTGACATTGACAAACCGGATGGTATTTTACGCAAACCCACAACGAACGATTTGTTTATGCAGAACTTTCCAAAATTTAATTGGACAGACTTAAAAACTGGTCTGAAAGAATCCGTCAAATACTTTATGGAAAATTACCCAAATATTCGAAAGTGAGAAATAAATTGAGTAAAAAAGAAATCCTACTTACGATTGCAATTCCATCTATTCCATCAAGGATGCGTATGAACCTTGAGCCTATGTTTTCAAGACTCATGACTCAAATTGGTGATAGAAAAGATGTTGAAGTTGTTTCAATAATGGATAATAAGAGCATGTCAATTGGTAAGAAAAGACATCTTCTTCACCATATCGCACAAGGAAAGTACTGTGCAATCATCGATGATGATGATGATGTAACAAATGATTTTGTCAGCGAAGTATGCTCGGCTATCAATTCACACGATGGTGTAGATGTTATCCATTATAATCAAGAGGCTATAATTGATGGTGTGTCTTTTCTTATAAGCACAGACATTAATGCTCCTATGAATCCATTCGACCAACTACCGAAGTATCCTATGGATTCTCATGGAAATTACATCCCATGTAAAAGACCTCCTTGGCATTGGTGTGCTTGGAGAACCGATTATGCCAAGAAGTATCCATTCGGGGATTCATTCTCCGGAGAAGACACTTTGTTTGCCACAGAGGCCACAAAGAACATTACCTCACACCACAAAATAGACAAGATCTTACATGTATATAAGTGGTCATCAAAATCAACATCAGCACCATTACTTCCTGGTAACGCTAATCCTCCAGTGGTACTTAAATGAACACTAGAGTATTTGTTGTTTTCCATTCTCAACTCCATGAGCATCAATACCAAGGTGTTGAAGATCTATACTCTTTTGTTAAGGTGGGAGATTCTCCGTTCTCTATTGTATCGGAGAATATATCATCTAAGGTATTATTGTGTAAAGATATGCCTGGATTTGTTTCAAAGGGGAAACATTGGACTGAAAGTGAGTTTCTGATTTCTTTGTATCACACACTAAAAAAAGACCCTTCGTATCTTAATGAAACTGATTATGTTGGTTTCATGCAATATGATCATACGATAAAATCTAAAGATGGAAAATCTATGCTTGATTACTTAATTAAGCATGTTGATGCTATGGGAAATCTTGGTGTAATTTGCTTTGCCCCTATTGATTTGAATCACGAAATAACATCAACTAAGATAGCAATGGACCCAAACGAACCTCAGAAATTGCGAGGAGATCCGTTGTGTTATTTTCCTATGATAGCAAATTTCAATAAGTACTATGGAACATCTATTCGTTTTTCTGATTTTGCTAAGAATAAAATCATACCTTTATGTTCATCGTTCGTTATGTCAAAGGATAACTTCATGGACATGATGAATTTTTGCGTATGGGCCGCAGAGAGAGACAATATAGACCAGTACGATCCGGAGAGGAAACATAGACTGTCGGGCGGTTTAATGGAGAGATACTATGGAACATGGATTCTATTAAAAGGTCTAAAGATCAATATTTTTCAAGTGGATGAAATGCCTAGATTCTAATTGCAAGTTAAAAGAGAAAATATCATGTCAGAACTCAATAATTACACAACAACTCCCAAATACAGCATCGTAATTGCAACTCATGTTCACAGGTATGAGAAGTATTTCAAACACTTAATGAACTCAATCTCTCGGATGCGACCAGATGTTGACAAAATCATTTTTGTAAATGGTCAACACAAAGAAGATTTCGATCAAGAGTATCGAAGAGAGATAATGAAGTTCTGTTCTCTGTGTCCAAGAACATATGTTATTATGTCCCCAATTGTTAGAGGATGTTCGTTCATGTGGAACACCGCTATCAACTTCACTAATAGTGATTACATCTTAAATGTTGGAGATGATGTGTCTATTAAAGATGGATTTTTTGAGGAATATGAGATGGCACTTTCCGACAGGAGAAAAAATGGGGATTGTTCATTTAGAATTAATACATGGGGATTTGCACATTTCTCAGTTTTCAGACAAGATTTGTTCGATGTTGGATACTTCGATGAAAGACTACTAGGATTTGGTGAAGAAGATGGTGACTGGTGGTGGAGGTATGAAACTATCAAGAAGAAAGAGTTGCCTGTAGTTTATCTCAATAATATTGTACATTTATGTGATAATTCTCCAACAAATTCTAAAAACATGAACGTCGAAAAGGTAACTGGTTGGAACAAGTACTCTTTATTTAACATCAATTGGCTCTGGAATAATAAGTATGAAGAAGTAAAAGATCCATCGGACATTGATCCGAACCGTCCCGCACATAGTGGTTATACGCCTATGGGTCCGTACACAAACCATAAATCACATCCGGTTAGAATGAGAATTGGTGCTACAAATCCAGATTTTTATCCTGCGGAGAGTTGGTACAGAAAACACATAAATGATGTTTGATTAAATGGAGAATAATACACATGAAAATAGACAAAATAGCATTCCCGTGTTCAGAAAAGTTTAGTCCTTTTTGGAATATTCAATCGAAAGTGTGGAAAACCAAATTGGGAATTCATCCCGTTTGTTATCTGTATGGAGATAAGAATAAGTGTGGTATGTCTGAAGAGTATGGAGATGTAATTGAGATAACTCCTGATCCGAGTATACCTGAAGTATTACAACTTCAGTTTTCGAGGTTTTGGTTTCCAACCCTAGAGCCAGATACGACTTGGTTGATCGGTGACATCGATTTAATTCCATTACAAACAGAGTATTTCACGAAATTGGAAAGTGTACCCGACGATTCGTATTTACACCTCAACTATTCAATTATAGGTAGAGAGATGGGTCTAAATCCTCATGAATATTTTAAAAAGGGATCATTAAAAATGGGTAATGGTGGTTATGACCTACCTGGACATTATCACTGTGCTAAAGGCAGTTTAATCAAAGAAATATTCTTCAAACATCATGAAACATTTGAATCCTTCATTAAATTCATTGTAGCATCACGAAAATATGAGAGAGTAGAGAGTGATTCTGAACTTCGTAAACTCCGTGGTGATCATTGGATGGCAGAGGAACATTACACATCCGAAACTTTATGGAATTATTTTGCACCTAAACAATTTATGGGGTTCTCCGTCAAAGAATATATTTCACAATTCCAAAGACTTGAAGCAAAATATCAAAACGCATATAATCCAACATACTATCCTAGGGTTTGGGATGGGGAAAATTTTATACACGACGGGGATAAAAGATGTCCAAATAGATTGAAGGAAAAGATGCTCGTTGAGATACATTGTGGGCTTCCTTTTGAAAAATATGAGGCTGCTCTTCTTCGTTTACTTAAAACATCAGGGATGATGGACTAATGAAACTAATTTGTGTGTCAGGCAGTTCTGGTGTGGGTAAAACAACATTGTCGAAACTCATAGAGAGTGTTATTGGAGTTGACAAAGTAGTTTGTTTGAGTGGCGATGATCTTCATAAATGGGAGAGAGATAATTGCGCCTGGAACACCAAAACCCACTTAAATCCTGAATCTAATGTGCTCCATGTCGGACACGAACACATAGTTTCTCTTATGAATGGTGAAAGTGTGCTTCGTGTGCAGTACAATCACGATACCGGTAAGTTTGATCCTCCTGTAAAAATTGAACCTAAACAATGTGTTTTATATGAGGGCTTACATGCTTTATACCATAAGCCCACATCAGATCTCGCTGATGTCAAAATATTTGTAGACACGGATACTGAATTGAAGACTGAGTGGAAAATCAAAAGAGATACCAAAAAGAGGGGATACACTGAGGATCAAGTCATAGACACGATGAAAAGAAGGATACATGACGAAGAATTGTATATAACTCCACAGAGAAAAAATGCGGACATCATCGTTAAATTCACTAAAGACAGGATGGGGTCTGTTTGTTTAGAATATGTGAATATAACTGATGTGGGTTCGGAATTGATGAGTAAAGTGAAAGATTTCTACGACTCACTTAACGAATTTATGGGTATCTGTAAGTCTTTATCTTTAGACCCGTCGCTAGTGCAAGGAAGGGGCGGCAATGTTTCAATAAAGTCTAAGAGTGGATTGATTATTAAAGCATCAGGTTCGATGATGGGAGACATCAACCTCTACCACGGATTCTGTGTCTGCCATCATAGTAATGGATCTGTTCCATCGTTTGATACGGATGATGAGTACAATAACTATGTAACTCTATCAAAGAAGTCTGGATTTGGAAGACCTTCTATGGAAATGGGGTTTCATGACTCTATCAAGGAAAGAGTAATAATTCACACACATCCGATTCATCTGAATGTACTTCTCTGTAGCAGAGAAGGGAAACCAATTATCAATGGATTATTTAAAGACCTATCATATAAATTCATTGAGTATCAAGTTCCTGGTAGAGAACTTATGAATCGAATTGGTGATAGTAAAGGTATTCTGTTTCTTGAGAACCACGGACTAATAGTAAGCGCAGTAAACGCTAAGGAAGCACTTTCTATTACTAATGAAATCAACAACAGATGTAAGATGTGGTTAGGAAATCACTATGAATCATTTGTTGATGTTAGTGAGGATGATACTAAAATAAATCTTCCGTTATTTCCTGATGCCGCTGTGTTTCCCGTAGAGATGTCATCTACGAACAACTACATACTAAGGTTGATGACGGCTGCTTGCTTGACTCCTAAGTTCTTGAATAGAAATCAGATCAGGCACCTTAATAACATGACATCTGAAAAGCATAGGAAGACTTTAGTATGAAAATCATTGTTCCGATGGCAGGGACGGGAAACCGTTTCGTAGAGAAGGGTTATATCGATCCAAAACCATTGATCAAAGTCAATGGCAAAATGATAATTGAATACATCTTGGACATGTTTGATGTTAAGAATGATGAGTTTGTTTTCATCTGCAATGATGTGCATTTGAAAACAACTAACATGAGGAAAATACTAAAGAAACTTGTTCCAAGTGCCAAGATTGTATCCATGCCACAGCATAAATTGGGTCCGGTCTTCACCGTAAAAACTGTCTACGATCTAATCGATGACAATGAAGAGGTGATCATCTCGTATTGCGATAATCCTCACCTTTGGGATCGCAAGGACTTCAAGAAGAAGATGAAGGAAGGAAAGTTCGATGGTTGTGTACTTACACACACGGGCTTTCACCCACACACGCTGGCTCACACGAAGATGGCTTTTGTGAAGGGAGAAAACAACATCCTTGAGGAGATCAAGGAGAAAGCCTGCTATACTAATAATCCACTAGATGAACATGCATCAACTGGTGTCTACTACTTCCGCAAAGGGAAATACATTAAGAAGTATTTCGATCAGGCAATGAAAGAAGATATTAACTATAACGGTGAGTACTATGTTACTTTAGTTTATAACTTGTTGGTAAGAGATGGACTAAAGGTAGGGTACTACGATACCCCTTATGTGACTGTGTTTGGGACTCCCGAAGAAGTCGAGAACTTTGAGGCGTGGGTGAAAATCTTAAAGGGGGGGCAAGCAAAACACCCTTTACATGCTGCCGCTTGCTTTGAGTATTGGACAGAGTACCACAAAGAGGTGTCCAAATGATATTCATATCGCATAGAGGAAATCTGGATGGCGTTTATCCTGAACTTGAAAACTCCCCAAATTACATAGACAAGTGCTTAAATAATTCATTTGATTGCGAGATTGACTTAAGAATGCGAGATGGTATCCCACATCTTGGTCATGATACACCAGATTATCCAATTTCATCAGATTGGATCAATGCGAGGAAAGAATTTCTCTGGATCCATGTTAAGGAGTATAATGCTCTTCTGTGGTTAATGGATAATGTTCCTGATTGCAAATACTTTTGTCACAGATCCGATGACTATACATTAACAAGCAATCGATATATTTGGTCCCACGATTTAACTAATCCTCCAACAGATAAGTGCATCATACCACTTTTATCTAAGAAGTGCATAGAATCTTATGGACATACAGGGTTTTATGCTGTATGCTCTGATTTCATTTATGACTGCCTAGACAAATTCGTTAATTGAGAATAAACAATGACTAACATTCCATCTTACAGCATCACAGTTCAGACTTATGTCTATAGATTTGATTCATATTTCAAGGTTCTTCTCGCCAATATTAATAGATTGAGACCGAATGTGGAGAAAGTCATTTTCGTCAATGGTCAAAATAAAGAACCATTCAGCGAGAACTATCGCCGTGGTATGATGCAGTATGCATCTAACTTCTCAAATACATTTTTGGTGATGTCCCCTTTCATGCGTGGTTGTTCTTTCATGTGGAACACATCTGTTAATTATACTAGTAATGATTACACCTTGATTCTTAGTGATGATGTTATTTTTCGTGATCAGTTTTTCGATGATTTTGAATCTATGCTTGTTGAAAATAGGAGTCTTGGTGACGAGTCGTTTAGAATCAACAGTCATTGGGGTCACTTTTGCATGTACAGAAAAGACATGACAGACAAAGATCGTGTTGGATATTTTGACGAGAGGCTTATAGGTTTTGGTGAAGAAGATGGAGACTGGATGTGGAGGTTCCAAAATAAATTCAATCGCCACATGAGAAATTATACTACTAACAGTCTTGTTTTCAACACCGACAATAACTGTCAACCGGGAAAAAATACCAAAACACATAGCGGAACTAAGTATAGCGCATACAATCGTGAGTTTCAATTTGGGCAGAAGATGGAACTAGATCCCGATGGTTCGAATAATGCATGCGGTGCTTACGGCAATTCACCACAGAGATTACGAAATGGTATGGATACTCCCGATATGTATCCTGGTGAGCGTTGGTTTAGAAACAACATTGACAAACTATAAGACACAAATATGACTCAAAATGAAATTTCTGTATATGGTTCCACAGGGTTTATTGGTAGCCGTTTTGTGGAGATGAACAAAGATCGTTGTGTATCTATTGACCGAAACGAGAACAAACCTAAAAGTAAAGATGTGTTGTATTTCATAAGTACGACACACAATTATAACATTTTCGACAAGCCCACTTTAGATATACAAACTAACTTGACCAAAATGGTCGATGTACTTGAGTCTTGTAGACTTAATTACCGTGAGGATACGGTATTTAATTTCGTCAGTTCTTGGTTTGTATACGGGATGAATTGCTCTTTGGATACAAAAGAAAGTGATTATTGCGATCCTAGAGGTTTCTATTCAATCACGAAGAGAGCAGCGGAACAGATGTTAATCTGTTATTGCAAAACCTACGGTATGAAATACAGAATTCTCCGCATGACTAACATCATTGGCGAGGGGGATAAAGGCGTATCACTAAAAAAGAATGCCCTACAGCATATGATGAACCTTATGAAGGTCGGTAGTTCAGTTCAACTTTATGACAAGGGAACCAATATTCGTGATTTCATGTATGTTGGTGATGCCTGTAGGGCAATCAAAACATGTATAGATCAATCGCCTATGGATGAAGTGATCAATATTAGCAATAGGGAACCTAGAAAAATCGGAGAGATTATTCATTATGCACATAGCAAAATGGGTTCTACATCTAATATTACAAACATCGATGTTCCCCACTTTCACAAGGTTGTTCAAGTCAGAAATGTTTGTTTAAACAATGATAAGTTGCTTTCGTATGGATATAAGCCGTCGATAAATACCTTCGAAGCGGTTGATATAATTTTAGATTCGATGAAAGGTTGATCATGAGACTAGTAGTAACTGGTGGTAGAGGATTTATTGGAAGTCACTTTGTTGAGTTGGCTCTCAAAAATGGAGACACAATCATTGATTATGACTGTGTAACTTATTGTGCCAATCAAAACCTCCCATTTGATAACAATCCGAATTATAAGCACATCAAACAAGATATTTGTGAAGTCAAGCATTTACCGTCGTGCGATTATGTTGTTAATTTTGCTGCGGAGACTCATGTTGATAACTCTATAAATGATACTGTTCCGTTCATCAAGAGTAATATCTTAGGAGTACACAATCTACTTGAGATAATCAGAGGTAAGTCTGAACACGAAAGACCTGTGTTTTTTCATATAAGTACAGATGAAGTCTATGGAGACACTGCGGGTTCGTCTTTCAAAGAAAACGATAGACTAATGCCAAGTAATCCTTACTCCGCATCAAAAGCATCCGCTGAGATGCTTGTCTTTAGTTACCACAGAACATATGGGATAGACTATATTATTACACGGAGTTCTAACAACTATGGACCAAGACAATATTATGAAAAACTAATTCCAAAAAGCCTCGATTGTATTAATAATGGGAAGAAAATTCCTTTACATGGGGATGGTTCGTATGTTCGGGATTGGATTTATGTAACAGATAATGTAAAAGCAATATATTCATTGATAAAATCGAAGGTTAAAAATTCCACATTTAATATTGGTGCAGATAATCACATGACAAACCTTGATGTTGCCATTGATCTTCTTAGTTCCTTTGGTAAAACTAAAGAAGAAGGTATACAGTTTGTTCCTAATCGTTGGGGTCAGGATGTAAGATACTCACTCGACACTACCAAGATTAAATTAACAACTGGATGGGAACCTGAATATAAGAAGGGAATAAACAAGTGGTGGAATTGAATATCATGCAGCAGGACAAGCAGAAGATGATTAATGATCTCGTCACCGAGATCGTAAAATCAAAATCCGAGAATTGGGTTGCTGGTACTGATTGGGTTCAGTACTCTGGCTCTGTTTTGGACGAAAAAGAATATATTGCGGTAATAGATTGTTTGCTTGGCGGCTGGCTTGCTCTCGGAGAGAATGGGATTCGTTTTGAGAACAAGTTTCCTAAGCGTCTTGGAAAAGAACATGGATGTTTGACCAATAGTGGCTCTAGTGCAAATCTTCTCATGATTACTGCTCTTGGTTCCAAGAAATTGTGGGATCTGCCGAAGGGATCGAAGATAATTACTCCTGTTGCCGGATTTCCAACAACAATCAATCCTATTATTCAAAACGGATTCACGCCAGTATTCATTGACATTGAATTGGATACTCTGAATCTAAACATTGAACAACTAGAAGCAGCAGCAAAAAATGGAGCAAGCGCACTGGTGTTTGCCCATGTTTTGGGAAATCCTCCAAACATGGATGCTGTAATGGATATTGTTCATCGGTATAACCTTATTCTAGTAGAAGATTGTTGTGATGCTCTTGGAAGCACATACAAGGGACAAGCACTAGGTTCGTTTGGAGAAATGTCTACTTGTTCGTTCTATCCAGCCCACCACATAACGATGGGGGAAGGCGGTTTTATAGCCACCAAGACTAGAGAACAAGAAATGGTTCTCAAGAGTCTGCGGGAGTGGGGTCGTGGCTGCTATTGTTCGGGAAAGGCGGCTTCTTGCTTGAAAAATGGTATGTGCAAGAAGAGATTTAGTAATTGGTTACCTTCTCTGCCAGATGAAATCTTTGATCACAAGTATGTGTATGAAGAAATAGGATACAATTTAAAGCCATTGGACCTACAGGCTGCAATGGGTCTTGTTCAACTAGAAAAGTTGGACAAAATCATTGAAACCCGAAAGTATAACTACCGAAGGCTGCTTAAAATTTTCTCTAATTACGAAAGTAAGTTCATTCTTCCGAAAGCAACAGATGGGGCCGATCCTTCTTGGTTTGCCTTTCCGATCACAGTCAAGGCAGATGCTGGTTTCAAGAGAACAGAATTGACAATGTTCTTTGAGGACAACAAGATTCAGACCAGAAATTACTTCGGGGGAAACATTTTGTTGCAGCCTGGTTATGCACATCTGTCAACAGGAGATCCGATTAAAGATTTCCCTAACGCAACTACTGCTACTATCAACACTTTCTTCTTGGGAACCAGTCCAAGAATTACAGACCCTCAAATTGACTACATTGAAAAAATTCTGGCTCAATTTATGAAAGACCGCTGACCATAACTGAAAAATATCAACAAAAACTTTATGAGGAAACCGAAGAGTGAAAGCATTAGTAACTGGTGGAGCAGGATTCATAGGTTCAAATCTAGTGGATCGGCTGATTTCTGAAGGTCACGATGTAACCGTGATCGACAATGAGTCAGCGGAATCAAACGAGCAGTTCTATTGGAATCCTCTAGCAAAGAACTATCAATACTGCATAATGGATTACACCATGACTCGTAAACTCTACGAGCATCAAGATGTCGTGTTTCACATGGCTGCTGAATCACGAATTCAGAATTGCATAAGTGATCCTGTCAAGGCTGTCGAAACCAACCTAACAGGAACGGCAACCGTATTGCAGTGCGCCAGAGTGTGTGGAGTTAAGCGAGTAATTTATTCTTCCACATCATCAGCATACGGACTTGCTAATCCGTATCCAAACATAGAAACGATGCCGACTGATTGTCTGAATCCATACTCTGTAACCAAAGTAGGTGGTGAAGAACTGTGCAAAATGTATAGTAGATTGTATGGACTACAGACTCTGATTTTCAGGTACTTCAATGTGTATGGAGAGAGACAACCTATTCGTGGGCAGTATGCTCCTGTTGTTGGAGTTTTCTTGCGACAAAAATCTGCGGGAAACGAAATGACGATTGTGGGTGATGGAGAGCAGAGGCGGGATTTTGTTCATGTAAGCGATGTTGTTGAAGCAAATATTCTAGCGTCTACTTTCATACCATCAGACGACTACATATGGGGTCAGATTTACAACATCGGGACGGAAACAAACCATTCCGTAAACGATATTGCAAAAATGATTGGCGGAAAAAGTGTGCATATTCCTCCACGGGAAGGAGAGGCTAGGGTGACTCTTTCCGACTGTACCAAGGCTAAAACACATCTTGGTTGGAAAGCAAACACAAGTATTGATCAGTGGATTTCACAAAATTTGTAATGAATTTAGTTAAAATGTGTTGACTTTAGTGAATTTTTCTGTATAATAAAATCAAATGCCAAACGATAAAATCGAACTCGTTATATTGCGTAATCTGCTTTATAATGACGAATACACTCGGCGTGTCCTTCCATTTCTCAGGAGTGACTATTTTCATGACCCATGTGATCGTAGACTCTTTCAGAGCATCGAATCATTTATTCAGAAATATTCTTCCTCTCCAACAACAGAAGCATTAAACATCATTCTATCTGAACAAGATGGTGTTTCTCAGGGTGAGTACGATAACTGCTCTAAACTTATCGACACTCTGATGGTTTCTAAGGATGTTACTAATGAAATAGATTGGCTTATAGATCAGACTGAGAAGTTCTGTAAGGACAAAGCGGTCTATAATGCTTTGATGGAGTCTATTCAATTATTGGACGAGAAGAAGTCCAAGGGGAAATCACGAAATGCTATTCCTGAGATTCTAACTGAGGCACTCAGTGTATCTTTTGATGCTAGTATTGGTCACGACTTCGTAGAAGATGCTGATAAACGATTTGAGTTTTATCATAGAGTTGAGCAAAAGACTCCATTTGATCTTGAATTCCTCAACAAAATCACCAATGGTGGTGTCCCAAACAAAACTCTTAATGTCATATTGGCGGGAACGGGTGTGGGTAAGAGTCTATTCATGTGTCACCATGCGGCCAACTGCCTGACAATAAATAAGAATGTATTGTATATTACCTGTGAAATGGCAGAGGAGCGTATTGCAGAGCGCATTGATGCCAACCTGATGGATATTCCTGTGGATGAACTCAAGAAACTACCAAAAGATATTTATGACCGTAAGTTGTCCAAGGTCACTTCTGGTATGACGGGCAAGTTGATCATTAAAGAATATCCAACTGCTACAGCAAATGTAGATCATTTCCGTCACCTTTTAAACGAGTTGAAACTCAAGAAGAACTTTCTTCCCGATGTCTTGTTTATTGATTACTTGAACATTTGTGCTTCAAGTCGGTTCAAAGCGGGAGCAAATGTTAACTCATATACTTATATTAAAGCAATCGCAGAGGAATTACGGGGACTTGCGGTTGAATTCGGTTTCCCAATATTTACCGCAACACAAACGAATAGATCGGGATTTTCGAATACTGATGTGGAACTAACTGATACATCGGAGTCATTCGGGCTACCAGCAACAGCAGATTTGATGTTTGCTATTATTGCAACCGAGCAACTTGATGAGTCAGGCCAAATCATGGTTAAACAACTGAAGAACAGATATAATGATCCAACTCTTCACAGAAGATTCATTTTAGGTATTGACAGATCCAAGATGAAACTGTATGATGTACAAGAAGATGACCAAGTGTTGTTTGAGCAAATAGGAAAGGAAAAGGAATCTGTCGATGACGAGGAAGACATGAGTAAGTTCAAAATCAAGAAGCCCAGATCTTTGTCAGGTTGGGGAGAGTAAAAATGCCCTACAGAATTCATATTGATATTCCGATTGAATCAATTAGCGTTGACGATGCTCAGATTGAAGCAAAGGACATTCTCGCAAAGTTAGGAATTCTGATTGCAGATAATCCTCAATTGATAGGATCTGACTTGGAAATCAATTACAGACTTGGACACGATGATGATCGACAGCGTTCGAACTATCTTGACATGGATAAGATGGGTCATTGCACCCACAAGAAAAACCGTGTCAAATTCGCAAATGGATAATGGAGAATGTCCATCTTGCCCTAAATGTGGCTGTGCAACAATTCGTTCACGGCAGGATCTTTCTTTCGAAATTAGTGGTGGAGAAATTAGAACAGAACCCTTAGTTAGTGCCACAATTGTCATGAATGTTCCGATCTTTCAATGCATAAATCCTAGTTGTAGGAACGGAATGTATGGAGAAGAAGCAGAAAAAATCATGGAGCCTATAAAGAAAGTATTGACAAAACACGCAGTAGTTAAAAGTTAAAATTTGTGCCGTGGGAGGTCAGCATCTCAGGTCGGCTTATACCCGAGCAACACAAGGGCAGCACTTGTACGGCATATTAAGATAGTTTATTCCTCCACTTTGGAGAACAAAACAACAGAATAAATAATTGACTAACCCAAAGGAATAGGGAATGCTGTCATTTGCACGATACAATCATGAGATAATCAAAGAAGAGACCGCTAGAAACAAGCATCTAGATCACATTGAAGATTTGATGATCCTTTATGGACAAAAGGGATTAGACAACTCAATAGCATTCCTCAAGGATATAATCGAAAGCCTAAAAACTGGGAATACTAGTTTGGGAGTTTCCACCAAATGGGATGGGAAGCCTGCGATCATTTGCGGCGAAAACCCCGATAATGGTAAATTCTTCGTATCGACGAAGTCCGTTTTCGGTGCCAAAGAACAAAAAGCATATCATACGGAGGCCGAACTCAGAAAATCCGGCTTGCCGTCTGATTTGATTGATAAGATGGCAATGTGTTTGAAAATGCTCACTAAGGTTGGTATTGGTAAGAGGATTTTGCAAGGCGATCTGATGTTTACTGCTGAAATGAGAAAGGCAGTAAACATCGATGGTAAGCCACATATAGCATTTCAACCAAACACAATCATGTACGCTGTACCGAAGAATAGTGATATTGGATCAGCAATCTCTTCAGCAAAACTAGGAATCGCATTTCATACTGAATATAAGGGAGACAGTCTGAAGTCTATTCAGGCAGTATCTTATAATTTCAATTCCAAGGTTTTAAAACAAACGAGTGATGTTTGGGTAACAGATCCAAACATCTACGATCTCTCTCCTGCCCTTATGAAGGGCGGCGAATCAGAGATGTCAATCAGGATGCTCAAGGAATGCGAAGCCCTAGCATCTAAAGTAAGACCGTTCCTCAAGACTCTAATTGCACAGAAAGAGATAGCAGAAAATTATTTGTTGCCTTATGTCAATAGTACAATCAATGGTGGAATGAGCAATTTTAATGCATCTAGTCTCAAACTAAACATCCAAGGTAAGTTTGAAAAGGACATAAATAAACTAAAAACTGACAAAGCCAAGCAAGCAAAAACTGAGTTGATGCAAAAGCAATTAGATTTCGTTGATGCATATTCAAAGCAGATTGATCAAATGTTTGAACTTCATAATAAAATCGCCAATATCAAAGAAATTCTTTTGCGTAAACTGTATGCCATTTCAACACTAGGTCATTTCTTCATGGACGAAAATGGAATTCGCCCGACAAATCCTGAAGGTATTGTCATCTATCGATCAGGATCGGTGATTAAACTAGTTAATCGTTTAGAATTTAGTAAACAAAACCGAATGGTGAATCAGAGGTAAAATGTTTAACTTCTCAGACCACAATACTCAGATTAATGAAGCAAAAAAAGATAGTGTAGTTTTTGCATTCGGTAGAATGAACCCACCAACTATCGGTCATAAGGTAGTTGTGGATAAAGTTCTAAGTGAAGCCGCAGCAAAGGGAGCAGATCATTTTATCTTTGTGTCTAAAACTCAGGACACCAAAAAAAATCCACTCAGTCAAAAGTCAAAGATCGACTATCTGAAGAAGTTGTTTCCAAAAGTTAAGTTTCCATTGGGAAAATCGACAAATCCATTTGACACAGTTTTATATCTTTGCGAACTAGGATACAAAAACATCTATGTGGTCACAGGAAGTGATCATGTTACAGAATATAACCGTATTAAAGAGTACAAGGGAAAAGTGGCAACAAACGACCCCAA